AAATCAAACACGGCGCGCTCCTTCCAGTGCGGCGACCTTTGCTTCCAGCGCGTCGATCTTGTCGAGCGCCATTGCCAGGGCGGCCCACAGATACGGCGTGCGCTTGCCCTGATCGACGCCCCACGGCATGAAGCCGTCGTCGCCGCTTCGTGCTTGGAGGCCGAGATCGTCGCCGGGCGTCGCCAGATCCTGGCTCACCGCGTAGCTATCCTGGGCGCTCCAGCCGACCGCTGGCGAACCGTCGAGAATCCAATTGAACCGCCGCACCGGGTCGGCACGGATGATCTCGGCAGCATCCTCGCCGGACAGCTCGCCGGTGAACTCCTTCATCCGCGCATCGGACGTAGTGTTGTAAGCAACTACTGTCGCAGTCATCGAGATCGAACCAACCAGCGTCGCGGTTGGGTAGGTGAAGTTGATCGGAAAAGAAGTGCCGGCGGCGCCCTCCGCAACCATGTTCAGGCCGTGTTGATTGACGGTCCCGAGATAGCTGATCGTCGCCCGAGCATTGGAGTAAACCTGTGTTGTGCGCGGGCCGACATACAGGTTCCCAGGGGTCAAACTCATCAGCGCGGTGCCGCTATCCAGATAGAGCGGCAAGCCATTGCTGTTAATACGAAAATCGAGGGACGTACCATACATGTAGCCGCGCAACACGCCGGCCCGATACCAGCGCTGGATCGGCTGCGTCGGGTGATCGATGTTGATGTCGCTCTTGGCGCTGAGCACACCGGTGACCAGCGTGTTGCCGCTGGTGTCAACCGAGAACACTTCCGAGCCAGTGCCGTCAGCGGAATTGTTGATGGCAAAGCGCACCGTCGGCGAGCTGCTGCCGTAGAACGAGATCGGCACCCCGTTGAGTTGGATGACGCCGCTGCGGTAAGCAGTGAAGATGTCGAAGCCGAGCCCGTCGGCCTGCGAGTTGACGACGAAGCGGCTGCCGCCGGTCTTGAAGCCGGCCAGCATGTCGGCCGGCGACGAGGTGATCTTATCGACGTTGACCGAGGTCGCCGCCATCTGCCCGGTCAGCTGCACCCACTGCGAGCTATTCCCGTCGTTGTAGTAGATGTGCAGGTTGCCGGTATCGGTCTCCCACCACAGCTGGCCGTTCTGCAGCGGTGCGGCCGGCGGGTTGTCGGAGGTCGAGGCGCCGCCGATCACCGTCGCCCAGTTGTTGTTCTTGCGGCCGTAGACCAGCCCGTCAGCGGGCGCGTCAGAGAGCGCGTACTGCGCGATCGCCGCACGAACAAACGCCGAGGTGGCGATCGAGGTATCGTTGTCAGTCGTCGCCGGCGTTGGCGCCTGTGGGTCACCGGTGAACACCGGCGACGCCAGCGGCGCATAGCCCTGATTTTTGACGAACGCCGTCGTCGCAAGGCTCGTGTCGTTGTCCCCCGTCGCCGGCGTCGGCGCGGTCGGATCCCCGGTGAACACTGGTGACAGCAGCGGCGCTTTGGCCGCCAGATCGCTGATCAGATTAGTCACCCCAGATTGAGCGATCGGCAGCGTCGGCGGGAACGTCGATGGCTTGCCCGACACGTCGGTCCACGGAATCGGCAAGGTCGGTGGGTAGGTCGCCGGCTGACCGGAGATCCCTGACCACGGCACCGGTAGCGTCGGTGGGAACGTCGCCGGCACCCCGGTCAGCTCGGCCCAGTCCGTCGTGCCCTGCGGCCCTTCCGGTCCTTCCGGACCTTGAATGCCCTGCGTGCCCTGCGGTCCCGTCGGCCCCTGCGGCCCTGTCGGGCCGGGGACTCCGGCCGGTCCGACGGGACCAGCCGGACCGACGATGTTGCCCATGTCGGCCCAGTAGCCACCCGCCGACCATACCCACAGATGGTCGGTGTCATCGGTGACATAGGCGTCGCCGACGGCGTTGCCGGTCGTCGGCAGGGCTGATGCCGTCGGCACCTGCCCCTTCATGGTGATGCCGGTGCCGGGCGCTCCCTGTGGTCCTGTCGGACCGATCGGACCTATGGGGCCGGTCGCACCTGGGGTGCCGGGCTGACCTTGCGGACCGGGAGCGCCCTGTGCGCCTTGCGGGCCAGACGCGCCCGGTGCCCCTTGCGGCCCGGTCTGGCCAGGATCGCCCTTCGGGCCGGGGATCGTTGACGCTGCGCCGGCTGGTCCCGTCGGTCCCGTCGGTCCGGCTGGACCGGTGGCGCCAGTCTCACCCTGCGGCCCTTGCGGTCCTGTCGCGCCGGCGTGCGCCAGGAAATCCATGGTCGCGGCGGTGAGCCTGTTGCTCACCGTCGCGCCCAGTGCGAACGCCTGCGCGGTGGTCCCCTCTTGCCCCCGCTGGACGTTCAGAATGTCGCCCGAGCGGGCGATGCAGTTGCAGATCTCGATCTGACCAGAGCGCCGGTCTTCCAACGTCACCGCGAAGAATTCACCGGCGGCGTTGTTGGGCGACGGGAATTTGCCGCCGTCGCCAGCCTGCACCCGGATCGAAGTGGTCACAGCGTCGGTGTCGGCGTAAAGCCGCGACGAGGCGTTGTTGGTGAACAGCATCATCATGGCGTCACCCGTAGGCCGAAGTCGTCTTGCTTGACCTGCCCGGCGTCGGTGCGGACCAGCATTCTGAGCAGGTAGCTGGTGTTCTTCAGCCCGCCGGCGGCGAACACCATCAGGCGCTTATGCTCGGTGTCGGGATAAGCAACGGTCATCACCACCGGGGTTTCCTCGGTATACGGCGTCACCGTCACCTGGAAATCGGTCAGCGCCTCGTCCTCCTCCAGCCAGCAGGAGTAGTCGAGGTAGAGCCGCCGGCGCTCGGCCGCGGCCTTGGAGAAGATCCGGACGACGCCGCTCATCCCGTCCTCCTCACCTGTTGGGTGCGGCTGCCGCGCGGGAACACCACGGTGTTGTTCTCACATGGCGCCACCCAGTCGGGACAATCGGTGTCGAAGAAGCCGAGCATCTCGGCGGTGATGATCAACACGTCGAGCGCCTCGAAGCTGTCGGCCAGCACCGGCCACTGCTGCATGTTGAGCCCGGCGCCATCGACCTCGTCGCCGGCGTTCGGCGCTGAATTAAATCCGGCCGGCAGGATCGGGTGACCGTAGAGGGAGCGGTAGGGATCGTCAGGCACGGAACCACCCCCGCATCGAGAGCCAGTCCGGCTGGATCACCATGTCGAGCCCGTTGGGATCGAACGGCAGGTCGAGCGCCGTGTCGACGAAGTAGAGCAGCGTGTCGCCGCCGACCTGATCGTCGACCAGGGTGAAGTGGGTGATCGGAGCGCCGACGCCAACGCCGGGGATCACCACCTGATTGGTCTGCGTGGTGCCGTCAGCAGCGACCGTCTTCTGAGTGATCGGCAGCGAAACGCCACGCGCCACGGCGTTGCCGCGAGCGACGATGTCATCGACATGCTGATCAGTCGGAACGAAGTCTGGCGTGCCGGACCAAGCCACCAGGGCAAGGTTCATCCCGATCCAATCGAAAGTGGCGGTGACGAATTTGTACCTCGCGATGTCGTATGGCTGGTTCGTCATGCCCACCTCGGAAAACGCCACGCCGGGGTGCCGTAGTTAAAGCCGTGCATCGCCTCCTGCTTGCGGAACGCCATAGCGCTGCGGAACCGCTTGCCGTGGTAGGCGGCCATGGTGACGTTGACCCACGGCTTGGCGTTCATCGCCAGCAGGCGGCCGAGCGCGCCGTCGAGCCAGTCCTGGAAGAACATGTCATACATCCACTCTTCCAGGGGCCAGTCGCCGCACTCGCACTCCAGGCACTGCTTGGCGACGGTCAGCGCCAGACAGACATTGAGCGGGTATTTGACCGCCTCGGCGTCCGGCGCGACGGTGATCTGGATGTAGTCGGGCCGGTAGATCGCATAGGAGAAAAGGCCGGACGACACGTCGAGGTCAGTTTGCGCAGGAAGGAAGCTGGCGTCGCCGTCCGGAAAGGTCATCTCGGGGATCAGTGTGCCGAGCGAGGACTGGGTGATGCCGGAGCCGCCGGAGCCGTACTGCGACGCCGCCGGCCGCATCGGGATCCCGTTGTGACTGACGGCCAGGGTGCGGACGATCGCCGCGTCCCCGGGCACCGAATAGACGTAGTCGGACTTGCCCTCCTCCAGGGTGATGTCCTCGTAGTAGCGCCACGCAGATGTCCTGCGGAAAAATTCATCGACGATGTTGAACAGCTGCAGCGTGATCAACTCATCGGTCACGCCTGGGCACTCGACGGTGATCGTCTGAATCAGTCGGTCGAGGGGGGCGCAGCTGGTCATGACTGGATCGTCAACATCTGTCCGATGAACTTCTGCAAGAGCGCGCCGGCGCGCGCATCGACGGTCGGCTCGTCGTCGCGGAGCTGGGCCCGGCCGACGACATAGTAGACCAAGCTCGGCCGATACATCGGGTCGAGGGTGATCTTCGCTGTCGTGTCGATGGTCCCGGCCGTGTCGACGAACGGCACATCGAACAGCGGAAGGAACAGATCTGGCCTGAGCCGCCGCGCCTCCAGCAGACCGATGTTGAGCGCCTCTACCAAGTCCCGATCGGGATACCGGTAGGCCGGCGCGTACTCGTCCTGCAGGAGGCGGCGGGCTTCAGACAGATACTGTCCCACCGTCTCCAGAGCTGGCATCGGGTCTCCCCTTAGCCAGGAGTTACGATCGCCTGGGCGAGCGCGGTGCCGTCGAGCACTTTGTAGCCGTAGACCTGCAGACCGCGAAGCAGCGTGCCGAAGGTCAGTTCGGAGCGCAGCGTCTCGACCTTGTTGATCTGGCTGGCAAAGGAGAGGCCATGCTGAGTGCCGGCATAGATCACCCACTCCCCGGCGGCGAGGCCAGCGGCAGTGCCGGACGGCAACAGATTACTCACGTAAATGGTGAAACGGTCCACCATTCCCAACCTACCGTTGCGCAGGATCGAGACCCCGTCACCGGTCAGCGCGGCGTCGCGCAGCTCGCTCATCTTGATCTGCGAGGAGATCCACGCCGGCAACACCACCCAGCGGCCGGTCTCCGGGATGTTCTGCTCGTCAAGGGTCTGACCGAGACGCACCAGAAGATCGACGATCTCGACCTTGCCAGCCGTTCCTGCAGGGTTCCTGGCAACGATCTGCAGCGGAGTGCCAGTGACGCCGAGGTTGATGTTGTTGGAGATCTGCCCGGCCGTGGTGCCCTTGTTCTTCGGCGCCGCCTGACCGAGCAGGCCCTTCAGAACTTCGGTGTCGACCACAATTTTAAATTGCTGGGCGGCGTCGTCCGACCACATATTCATCATGTTGAGATCGCTCTGGATCTCCATGACATCGTCCAAAATCAGATTGAAATATTTGCCCTTATCGATCTTCATCTCGATGATATTCGAGGCCGGGCGTTCAATCTCAAGTAGACCGTCGACGCGATAATCCTTGATCGTAATGGTCGGCTTGGTGCGGATGACGATGGTGTCACCCTTATTTTTGATCTCGCCCTCGTAGTCGGTGTTCGAGATCGCGGCGAGCACCGTCGACGCGTAGAACTTCTCGATCAGCTTGGTTGACCAGAGGACCGGGATGAACGTCCCGGCGTAGGCGGGGTTTGGGGTTGCGGCCCCAGTCGGATAAATAGGCGGAGTGGTGCCGGCACCTGCAAGCGGATAGCCGCCGGTTGTCGTGTAAGCCATCTGAAAGCCCTTCAGAGTGAGCGGTTACTGGATCCGCCCTTCATGCTGAGCTTGGTAGATGTCGCGCTCGATAGCTTCAGCTTCTGCCTCACGGCCCCGAAACTTGCCCACGCGCTTGTCATCCATGAACTTGGCAATCCAGGCGTGCGTGTAGACGGGCTTGTCGGGCGGCAATTGCTGCGGCGCCGATCTGGCTCTACCGGGGGCCGCGAACTCTTCGAGGGAGGGCTTCCCGCTACCATTGCCGTTGGCAAGAGGGGGCGCTGAAGTGCCTGGGCTCGGAGAGGCTGGCGGGGTGCCGGTAGCCTCAGAAAGAAATCCCCTAAAGAAATTAACTACTCTCCCACTCTCGTGCCTGTCAAATGCCTCTTTGATCATGTCCTCGCGGCGGCGGCCGGAAAATGGGTCCGGCAGCGACAGCCACGCCTTGAATTGCGGCGAGCGATTAATATCCCGCCAGTCCTGGCCGACATGCTCGTTGAGCGCTGCGTACACCGACTGCGTCTGATTTTTGTCGATGATCTGGCCGACGCCCTGGACCGAGCCCTCGATCCGCTTCAGCCGCTCGGCCAGCTGCTCGAATTCCGGCATCACCTCTTCACGGGCCCGCTTGCCGACGACGTTGAGCAGTTCATCGCCGTATTCCTCGGCCTCCTGGTCGGTGACCAGTTTCGGCTTCGGCTTGGGCGGCGGCGGCTCGTTCGACGGCGGCTCTGAACCGCGCGCCTGCATCGCCGCGATGGTGTTCTCCAGCGTCGCCATCCGGTCGGCCATCTGCTGGTTCGAGCGCCGCTCGGTCTCGAACCGGCCCTGCAGCGAGCGGTACCGCTGCTCCCAGGATTCCTCCTCAGCCGGAGGCTGACCACTGGAGGGCGGTGTTTCCGGCTGAGGTTGGGCTGCAGCTTCGCTGCCAGAAGCAGGCTGCTGCTGCTCGTTGGGTGCCTCTGGCGACGTCGCCATGTCAGCACGGATCTGCTCGGCCTGAGCCAGCTGCTTGCGCAGCTGCTCCGGAATCACTGGCTCGTGCGCCGGCGCCGCCGGCTTGGCGCTGCTATCCTCGGCCATGTGTCTTGCCCATCCTCTCGTAGAGCGTCGGGGTGTCCCTCAAAACCCCGGCTATTTCAGCTGTGGCGATCGCCATCCCCTGCGCCCGTTGCAGCAGGTCGATCGGTGCGCCGACCATCTGGTGGGCCATCGACGCGGAGTAACGCTGCATCTCCAGGACGAACTGCTCCCAGCCCTCCGGCGCATGCATGCGCAGCACCATGCCGGCTTTGACCAAGCCGGTATAGTCCGGCGGCTGCGCCATTACTTGCCCTTGCGTGGATTGCGCAGGTTCTGGATGACCGCCGGCTCGGCCTCGCTCGGCAGCGTCGGCACCGCCTTCGAGTAATCCATGATCGTCCGGCCGGACTTGCCCAGATCGTTCAATCCACCACGGGTCGGCAGCGGCCGGGAAATTTTGACCGCCTTCATTTTTTCCAGCTCTTCGGCTTGGCCGGCTTCACCGACGCAGATGGCTTCGGCATCTTACCGGTGCCGAACTCCTGAATATCCTTGAGGTCGGTCGGGAACAGCGTGTCGCCATAGGAGATGTTCATCCCGCCGGCCGCCTTGGAATAATCCTTGGTCTTGCCGGACAGGCCACGGGTGCCGCCGAAATTCATGTCGACCTGGGTCGAATCCTTGATCGACGGGGTGCCGCCGGCAAGGTTGCGGCTCTTCTGGTAGGAGAGCCTACTGATCCCCTGGCCGGATGTCTTCGAGACCGAGGCGCGCGGCGTCCGAGCCATCAGCTCTGGCTCGACCGACCTGATTTCTGCTTCTTGACGCCGGAGAATTTCTGCATCTTGCCCGACGGTCCACCGAGCCCGGTTGGCCATTTCTTGCCGGCGTTCTTAGCGGTCACCGCCGAGACGCCCGGCTGCTGGTCACCGACGCCCTTAAAGCTGTGCATCTTGCCGGAACCGCCGGCTTCGACCTTGAACTTGCCGGCTGGCAGTTCCTTGGACTTCTTGGTGGGCGCCATCTTCACATCTCCTTTGGCCGACGGGACTGTCGGGTTCATCGTGTAGCCGGATGCCATCACACTGGTCCTTGCGCTGGGTTGACCGCCGGCGCGGCGCCGGGCGGACGTTGCGGTGTCTTGCCGACGACGTTGGTCTGCGGCCCCTGCGGCGCTGACGGTTTCGCTCCGGTCGGAGCGCCACCCTGTTGGCTAGGCGGCGCCCCGCCGCCCTCTGGAGCACCGGGGGGCGGTGCTCCTGGCGGCCCGCCAGGGCCACCACCCATCTGCGCCTTGATCTCCTCGTCTGGCGGGACGATCTCCTCGCCGTCGAGGCCGATACCGTTGGAGACGGCGCGCAGCACAGAGGCCCGGCCACGTACGCCGGTGATCTGTGCGTCGATGGGATTCGCCGTAATTTGTAAAAATTCAAGCTGCCGTTGCCGCTGGGTCTCACGCTGCATCGCCACATTGACGCCGAGCACCACGATCGATTCGTCACCCCTGAGGATCCCAGTGGTGTCGGTCAGCATGATCATGTCGTAAAGCTCGGTCACCGAGGGTTCGATGACGTCGTTGTCGATATTGGCAGCAACGGTCTGCAATATTTTGGCAGCATTACCCATGAGCATGGCCAGACCCGAGGCAGTGCGGCCAGCGCCACCAAGGCGCTCACTGCCAGTAATGTACCGAGGAATGGCCGATAGCTCATCTGCGATCTGAGTGAATTTCTCGTAGACCCCTAGCAATTCCTGGGCATTCGAATTCGGCTGGAAAAAGCTGATCGGCTGCAGGGAATTATTTCCCAGCGGATCGTTGACGACGTGCCAACGTTTCCACGGGAACAGATCATCGCCGTTCTCATTTTCGGCAATTCGGTCATCGTTTACAATGACTTGCGGACCAGAGCTGATCGACATGTTGTTGATCAAGCTTCTGAGCGCGGCGTTGGTGGCGTCCTGCACGTCAGAGAGAATATCCGGCAGGGCGTTGCCGACCACAGTGCCGGGGACTTTTTCGAACGACGTGACGTAGTAGGCCGGGCGTTTCCTCAGTGACGGGCTGAGCTGCACCTTGATGATGTAGCGGCCGATCTTGAACACGTCGACGAAGTAGTCGCGCAACGGATCTGGAACCTGCTGCGCGGTGAACCCGTAATCGACCAGCATCGTGCCCTGCACGTAGCCGTGGTACTCCAGCATGTCCATCATGCCGGACTGGTTCATGCGCGGGTCTTCGCGGCTTTCCATCACCGCCCGCGGCGTTTCCGAAAACGACGCATTGGCCTCGACATAGCCGGACTGGCCGTACCAGCGAAGCACTTCCTGAATGGCGGCGTCGTTGTAGCCCGGCAGGCCGAGCAGCTGGTTGAGATCCGCGCGGGTGACACGGGTCCGCTCAATCACCGCGCCGTCGGCAATCGAGCTGACACCGGGGGTCCACCAGATGTCGAATGGGCTGACCCGGTACCAGAACATCTTCGGCTTGTTCTGGACGATGGCCCGGCCCTGTACCCAGGTGACTTCCGGCGAGATCCGGACCACCGGGCCCTTGATGCAGCAGAACGGGAACAGCGGGATGTCGACCAGCGCCGAAGCGAGCGCCTCGTAGAAGCCACCCTCGACGAGG